CATTGTGGTGCTCTCAAGTCAAGGTTTAACTCACGTCACCGGTGGCGAACATCACGAACGACTGTACCCTCAGCGAGCGCTTTTTGGATGCGCGCTTGAATCTGCTGGTACTCCTTCTGGCGCTGCTTGTACTTACCCATGGCAGCGTCGTTGTAGAAGGCCGCGATGAACGACTCGGTAACAGGTGGCGTTTCTCGCTCCGAAGCGGCTCCGGCGCCCGAGCCCGACGTGGGCGAGGGTCTTCCCGGAGCAACCATTTGAGTTGCATCGACAATGGGCGTGCGGGCCTGCGCTGGTGCCTGCTGTTGCAGGGTGGGCGCAGGGGGCTCGGCCTTCTGATGACTCCTGATCGCTTGGCTTTCTGTTTGGTACGCCTTGAAGAAATGCGCGATGCGGCGCTCGTCAAGCGCTGCACCGGCACGGTCTAGGAGTGCCTGACGCGACTCGCCCGACATCGGGTCCGTCTGCTTCAGCCACTCCAAGAATTCGGGGTCGGTATTGATCTGCTGCCAGTCCGGCACGTTCGCATTCAGAAAGTCCGTGACACGGGCCTGGTCAGACTTCGCGGTGCGCTGCTCCACGCTACCGAACTGCTCGCGGAGCTTCTCGTTCTCTTGGCGAAGACGCTCGATCTCTGGCATGAACTCGCTGGCCGCAACGTCGGCAGCCGCGTCCTTCACGACCTTGATGAAGTCCTCACCATAGGCGTTGATGTCCTCTTGGCGCAACCGCTGCTTGCGCGGGGCCGGCGCTTGGTCGCCGCTCTTTGCGGCTTCTACCTGCGTCGCCGCCTGCTCTTTGAGCTTCGTAATGGCGGCGAGGCTCTGCTGCAGAGACTCGATCTCGCGGTCTTTCGCCGCAAGGCGGCCCTCGACAGACTTGTAGCGCTGCTTCCACTTCTCCAGATCGTCCTGCTCGCCCTGCTCGCCCATTAGCGGCTCGGCGGAGGGCTGCTGCTCGCCCGTTGGCGGCTCGGCGGAGGGCTGCTGCTCGCCCGTTGGCGGCTCGGCGGAGCGCTGCTGCTCGCCCGTTGGCGGCTCGGGGAAGGGCTGCTGCTCGCCCTTCGGCGGCTCCTTCTCCTCCTGCGACCCGTTGCCATAGACCTGGCCGTGGGCTTTTTCCGCGGCGCGCGCGGCGCGGCGGACCGCCTTCGGGAGGGGAGCTTGGTGAAACTTCTGTGCAGCAGCGCTAGACATGCGGGTTTACCTTCTTAGGTGCCGATTCGATTTCCTCGATCAGGAGAGCCAGGGACCGGGTCATGCCGGCAGCCACAGCGCGCTGATCTGGATCGTTCGTCTCGATAAGCACCTGGTTCCAATGATCTTTGCGGACTCTTAGCCAGGAAGTATAGACCAACCAATCCCTATTATGCTGCAAAGCATAAATTGATTGGTATACCTCCGGCTGCGTGCTCATCGTCAGTACGGCAGTTTCGGGTCGACGGGCTCCTTCGGAGACGCACCGGTAATGATGGTCCGGCGCGGATTCACCGACAGGCCATTGTCGTTCTTGCCGGTCTTCTGCGGCTTCTTGCCGTAGTCGTTTGCCATCTCGCGTGTGCGCGTGCCGGCGTCACCAAACAAGGTGTGTCGGTTGAAGTACGGCGAGCCGAGCGTCTGCGACTTCGGCTCAGCAGCAGTGCCGGGCCGGCCGCCCGTCTTGCCCGACTTGGGCCAGGACTCAGTCGCCATTACACGCCTCCGGTGCCGTAGGTCGGGTTCTTATCGTGGCAACGGAACTTGTCCTTGCCGACGTGCTTCTCGGTCCCGAAGCCCATGCGCTTTTTCGGCGACGTGAAGCTGACCTGCTTGTCGGGGCCACCCTTGGCATAGGGAGCGCGCCGATTCGCATGGTGCTTATCGGTAGAGAAGGACACGTTGCGATTGGTGCTCGGGTAGGACGTCTTGCCGCTCGGGTGTCCGGGGGTGGCGTCTTTGCCGCCGGCAGACTTCGGCACGTACTTGTCCTTGCCGATCTGCTGCGAGGTGTCGACGTTCTGGTGCGGGGCCTTGGACCCCTTCTTATAGGTGACGGTGCCCATAGTCAGCTCCCCATGATGTCTCGGTAGTTGGCGTAGCCGCTTTTGCGCTTGCCGGGCTTCACGGCGCTCGCAAGCTTGCGAACGCCCTTCTTCTTGCCTTTGGCCTCATTGAACGCCTTGTTGGCCAGCTTGTTCGCCGTCTTGGTGCCGGAGACGATAGCCGCCGCTCGACTCATCTTCGGATCGTCGGCCATAGACGCCCTGGCCGCCGCACGGCCCGCCTTGGCGTCTTTCGTCTCCTTCTTGGCCTGAGTGCGGGCCTTCGGGCCGGCCGGTGCGCTGCGCTTCGGAGTGGGCGAAGGGCTGGACTTGGGTGGTGCGCTGCGCTTCGGAGTGGGCGAAGAGGGCGAAGAGCTGGCCTCGGACGAGCGCGGCTTGGCCTTCTCAGCCTCGGCTTTAGCTTTAGCTTTAGCTATAGAGCCACGAGTGCCGCCGGTCGACTCAGAACCAGAAAAGCGCGGGGTTTGTGCGCGCCGCCGCGAGCGACGAGTGTCGTTTCTGCCAGCCATCTGTTTACCTCATGGAGTCGCTTGGTTTGCAATAGCGCGGGGTGTGCGGGTTCGCTGCTGGTTGTCGATGCCGCGGTTCGGCCGGTTGTCAACGCGGCCTGGCGCCTTGGGCTGTGCCCCCTGCGCTTGCGCAGCTTGCTCCATCATCATGGCTTGCTGCCGCATGGCCTCTTCCTCTTTCTGACGCAGCATGGCCTCGGTCGGCACAATCTGCTCGCCAGCCAAACCGAGGTTGTCGGACAACTCGCGCAGAATCGTTGCGCGGCCGCGCGGCCCGATCAGCTCGTAATCCATCGGGTTGGCGGTTAGCTGCAGGAACTCAAGCTGGCGTTGACGGTCCGCGTCTCGGGCCATGGCCTGCGTGACGCCGGCCGCCTCGATGTTCACGTCGCCCCACGTCAAGCCGTCGGTGTCTGTGAGGAGCACCCACTCGTAGAGATTGGTGAGCACGGGCTTGATGACGTCCTTGTCGATCTGACTGGCGACCTGCTGCAACACCTTCGAGGCGTTGTTCATGAGCTGGTTCAGCCCACTCGCAGTCGCCGCGGCGCCGCTCACGTCCTGGTTGCCGGTCATGTAGCGCGGGATGCCCGATACTTCGTCGGACAGGTCCATCATGCGCTGGAAGATGCCAAGCAGCTCCTGTGCGTTGGAGTTCGGCTGGAAGAAGTCGATGGGCTTCTCTGTGGAGCCCATTGGGTCAGACTGGAACCGCCACCGCTTCCACGGGTACATGGAGTCGGACGTCGTCGGCGACATCCGATCTTCGTTGATCGCCACCTGCGGGCCGGAGGCGATGCCCATGTTGTTCACGAGGTGGCGGAATGCCGCGTTGGCGACGTGCTGACTGTCCTCAAGGATTTCAGGCAGGCCGCGGCCGACAATCGACCCGGACACCCGCTCGAAGGACGCCATGTAGTAGTTGTGCCGGATGCGCGGGTTCGGCATAACCTGCGCCTTGATGCAGTGCCGTCCGACCAAGAAGCACTCAACGTTGTAGTCCAGCGTCGGGTTGAAGTTCTCGATGCCCTGGACGGCTTTGCCGTCGTTCCAGGTCTGCAGCATCTTGCCGGGAACCTCGCCGACAAACCGAAGCGCGTCGATCATGCGCGAGCGATTGAGCGCCGGGTTTTCGCGGGACTCCAAGTCAGCGCGCTCGCTGTCCGACTCATCCAAGTGGTCGTAGAGTCCAGCCTGGTACTCGTCCAGCGCGATCTCGATTGCGTCGGCGTCGTACCCCGGCAGCGCCATCATCGACTGCAGGTCGGAGCGGCGCAGACGCAGCCGCTCAATCACGTCTGCCTCTGCCAAACTCGACGCGCCTGGTGTCCAGTAGATGTCGAACGGGCTGACGCGGGACCACGTCATCCGCGCCTCTTCTGTCTCTTTCGGCTGCCCGTCCTCCCACTTCACGGTCCGCACGAGCTTGAACTCGGGGCCTTTCATGACCGCGTAGGGGAAGATCGGCAAGTCGATCAGGAACTCAGCCAGCGCATCGTAAGCGCCTCCCTCGACCAGCCTGTCCTGCAAGTGGCTCGATGCGTCTTTGGCCCGCTCGCGGGCCTCTTTCTGTGCTGCGTCGTCTGCGGCACGCAGAAGCTGCTTGCGTCGCTCGGCGATGGCCTGCGGGTCAACCTCCTGGCCAGCCTGTATTAGGTGGTCGACTTCGGAGTTAAGCAGGATGTCGATCTGGTTGCGGATGTCATCCGGCACGTCCGGCACAGGGGTTGCCGAGATGATCCAGGGGCGCTCGCCGGTCAGGTAGACGTCGCGGAGGATGGCCGTTGCGCCGCGGCACTTGATGGCCGTCAGGCGGGCGAACACGTCGGAGCCGCCGAAGCTGCGTATCTCCTGCAGCTTGGACGGGCTGTACTCGCCGTTGTAGGTCCGCAGACAGTGCGTCATGCGGTTGCGCAGATTCACGGTCGTCTGGTGTCGCTTGAACTCGTCGAACGTCGTCCGGACGAAGTGCGCCAGGTCGCTCGTGAACTGCTCGCTGAAGGGGACATCGGACTGGCTGTCTTCCGCCATTGCGGCGGCCTCGGCCTCCTGCGCCTGCAGATCCGACTCGGAGACTACTCTAAGGAATCCGTGTGCCATGCCCCCCAGTATACCAGCACAAGCATTATGTCAAGCAACTTGCACACAAAAAAGCCCGGTCTCTTGGAGAAGGCCGGGCTCAAAGTTCCACTAGAGACGTGAAAACGACGCGACAGACATGGCGAACATGGCGAAATTGGGGGTTACGTGTGGCGGTTACATGGCGGTTCCACGGCGGTTACACGGCGGTTACACGGTGAAATTGGGTTGCCGCCTGGCCCGCGCTCCCTACCTGGAGAGAAAGAGAGGCAACGAGATAAGCAGCAACGAAACTGAGTGTAGTAACGCTCTGCCGGCGCGTCAAGTCCACCCGCCGACGGCCGGCTCGAACGCGGCCGCGGAGGGCTCCAAGCTATAGTGGAGGCGCCGCGCCAGGATGCGCGACTCCGCCCCCAGACACAGGTACTGCAGGCCGTCAGCCAGGTCGCTGTCGGGGTGCGTCTTGTCCGGCTGCTCCTTGAGGGCCTTTTCCCGGTCCCTGGGGAACCGATACCCATACTGCAGTGCTGTAAGCAAACGAGCGTTGTAGTCGGGGTCTATCGCAATGCCGTTGCGCCGCCCAAGGTACTTCTCCACAGCCCGCAATCGTGGGGCGATGTTATTGGTAGACGCCGGGACCGCGGACAGCCCGCACTCTTTGATGGCCTCGATCACCGACTGCTCGCCGATCTGCGATCGCTGCCTGCTGGCCGGGTCGACAATAGCGAAGCACGCTGCGCGGGGGAACCGCTCCGCAATAATCGGTAAGACGTGCTCCAGAATAAACTTCTCGATGCCGCAGTTCTCCGCCCACACGCTGTGTAGAATGTTCAGTCGCCCGTTGGGGTCGATCTGCCCCATTACGGCGGCAGGCTGCCGCCCGGTGTCCAGGCCGATAACCAGCGCTGACGCAGAGATAAAGCGCAGCCCGGAGACGACGTGGTACTCGTAGTCGAAGCTCTTGGCGAACACCGCCTGGCTGGACAGGCTGGGCGAAATCTTATTGTGGATGTACTGCTCTGCCCACGCCTCGCCGTTTGACAGCAAATCTTCGTAATAGCTCGGCGGCAAAAATTGCAGCCAATCGGCCTCGGGGTCGTAGGCCCCCGGCTGGACGAGGTAAAACCAGTTCTTCTTGGGCAAGCTGGTCTTGCCAGGGATCAAGATTTCCAAGTCCTCCCCGATTTCCAGCTCGTTGAACCACGGCGAGTCTTCGGAGAATGAGTTCGTCTCGGCAATCAGCCCGTACCACGTCGGAGTGACACCCTGCCCCAGCGCCGCTGGATAGCGACCACAACGTGAGTAGACGTTGACGACAAGCTCGGGCTCGATCTCCCGGAACTCCGATACCCACGCGCCGGTCAGCTCCAGAGACAGCAGCCGCTGCACGTTCTCCGGCGTGTCCAGCGGCAAAAACAGGAATTCGGAATAGACGTCGTTGAAGTCCAGGATGACCTTATGGTCGCTGACTTTGTAGTAGACAAGCGGCCCAAGGGTCTTGCGTAAGGTGACAAGGCACGTCTCTTTGATCTGAGACAGCGTATTTCGCACGATGGCGAATTTCGTCCTGCGTTTGCCGTCCGCGTCCGGGGCCTGAGAGCACGCCCGTCGGAACAGTTCCATGACCATCGCCGTCGACTTTGTCGAGCCAACGGGACCACGTACTAGACGCAACCTGTGTTCGGAAGCGAAGAACGGCGCCAATGACTTGGGCGGCGTGTAATTGAACGCCGAATCGCTCAAGGCGCCTCCTCCACGCGCGGCACGTTTGCGACAACCTCCATCGGGTCGACATTCGGCAGGTTGATCGTCACGGAGAACCGGCTGCCCTGCTCGGAAGCATCCCGCTTCGGCTCCACGTCGGCCAGCTTGCTGAGATGCTTGTGGACGTCCAGCTTGATGCTCGGGTTCACGTCGGGGTTGGAGAACAGCCCCCACAGCTCCACCAGCCCGTCCTCAGCCAGCGCAGCAGCCTTGAGTCGGACCCGGTCGGCCGCGGCCAAAGGGTGCTGCCACTCGTCGAGCAGGTCCAGGAACTGCTGTTTGAATGCAGCATCGTGCTTGAGCCGATGCGCCAGCTCAGTGTTCGAGATGCCGTACTCCTCGGCGATCTGGCTTGCGGGCTTGATGCGCAGGGCCAGCTCCAGGGCCATGCGGCTGGAACTGTCAGCCCCTGGGGCAGGCCGGCGGCTCGGTGTCGTGAGAGAGACTGGTGCGGGGTTCATGGTATCGGGTCTCCAGGCTGTCGCTAATGCTTCAAGAGTACCATCGAGCTATGCGAGCTGCGAGCTGTGCGAGCTGGGGGGTCCGCGCTGCACTCCTCGGTATCAGTCCAATTGCTTCCCAATTGCTTCCCAATTGCTTCTCCGAGTTTATGGGTTTATGGGTTTATGGGTTTATGGGTTTATGGGTTTATGGGTGTGCTGCCTTTGCGTGGTCGGCCTCTCGGCCGCTTGGGTTTTTTGTATTTTGCAGCGATGTCGCGCATCGCCTGATAGTCCTGCTCCTTCCCAGCACGGCGCCAGGCTTCGCGGTCTTCTTGGGACAGGGAGGCCCAAAACGAGCCCTTCGCTTCTACCTCCTGCATTTTCTTTCTGAACTTGGCTTTTCGGTCCGCCAATACTTGGTTATCAGCCGGATTTCGCCAGTTATGCTCGGGCTTGAGCAGCCTTATGAAGACATATTCTAACGTACTAAGTTCGCTTTCTCGACAATAGCAGATAATCTCTGCCTCGACGTTATTAGGCAGTTTGGCACGCGGGCCGGTGTGCGATTGCAGACGACGGAAGACGTCCTTTGATGCGCCAACATAACTGGTGCCGTCAGGA